ACTGGTGCTGTGGAGAGAGCTGAATACCTTCTTTATTGTAATCAACCCACGCAATACCTGTTCCTTCAAGATAGTACATGAATTTATCCATGTCCCACTTTTTAGGAATCATGTTAATATCAAACTGCGCTATGATATCTTTAGACCTGGCTATAGATAGCTCTAATCTGTACTTGAAGATATTATAGTTAAGCTGGTATGGAATCCCTAACTGTACAAGTGAGATATTAGATGAGTTAATATCAGAATATTTTCTCCCATTTACAGGGAGCTTACACTTAGACGGGTTGTCTAATGAAGTTCTTTGATTCGCTATTGGGTTGATATTAATGAAGAATCTTCCATCGATCTTAGTTCCCTCCCATACTTCATTAATCCATTCCCATTTAATCTTAGCTCCTTGGTCTTTGAGTTCTTTAGGGAGTACATATCCGTCTTCTACATCAAACTGCTCTACCTCCCCAGTGTTTTCGTCTAAGTACTCTACAAATCCGATTCGTTTTCTGCTCTTCCAATAGATTGTAATGCACTCTACAAGTCTATTTCTATAGATGTTGTCATCAGAACCAGTAGCCTCTGCTCTGTAAAGCAGATAGGAATCGATTGAAGTGTGCTGTGGGTTCTCTAACTCTAAGATTTGTTCTTCAGTTAAATACTCCCAGAAAGCATCAATGATTGTAGAGGCATGTGCGTATCTACGAATAATAGCCCAATCCCCATCCTCAACAAAATCAATGTCTGGATCTTTGTCATAATCAATATCCATAGGGTTAACTATGTCGTAGAAAGGCTCGTGATGTCTAACCCCTTTTAATGAGTAGCACTCTCCTGCTACGAGATAGTGAAAGAACGCTTTTTGGAACTTGTCATAAATCTCTTGTTCGTACATAATGTAGGTCATAGCAGCTTGTCCTTTGACTGCCCTATCATCTACATAAGTACGTTCAAACTGTTCCATCACCTGTTTGGGGGGAGGAGGGGGCTCTTGTCCTTCTTGAGGTTGTACTTGAGCCATGAACATGTTTGAGATAAGTTTCCTTAACTCTTCTTTTTTAGCTTCTTCTTTAAGGCTTACAGCGTCAGCATTCTTGACTACTACTGAATAATTTAACGGACGCTTAGATTTTTCCCCAAGTAAAAGATCAATAATAGGTTTGATGATCGGATAATTACGCATCTTAGATGGGAAGTTCTCACGAGTCTTCCCATACGGCTTCAGAACGTACTTGTAATCTTCTTCTGCAATATCTCCGTTGTAATAGTCATACAAAGACTTTAAGAAGTTTCGACGCTCAGATAGTCCAAACTTGGACATATTAATGAAAGCATCTACACATTCTTCTCTCCATTTGTCAGTCTTTTGACTAATTGGGAGGCGTTGCTGTGGTATTTTTGCGTTTCCGTACATTCTAGTAAAATTACAAAATTATCGGTAATTATTAGTAAACCAATCGTCTTGAGACCTATCCTCAATCATTTCTACTACTTCTTTATTATATAGCTCTCGAGTATGATACATTCCTATCATAAAAGCCATCGCTCGGTCAAAGTTTCCTTTGTGATTAAACTTGATAAGTTCTTGAAGCAGAGCAGTATCGTAAATATGATGTAGGTTTAAAGACGATACCCCATTCTCATCTTGCCCTCTAGGGCTAATCAACCAATCTCGAATATAGAGCTCTCCTTGGCGCTTTCTTTGTTCAGTCATGTGCATTCCGTATTGTCTTCTGACATTACGAGATTGAAGTTCACGTTTATCTAGCATCTCAAATTCCTCTTGAAGCTTATGCAGTTTACGATAACGTTTAGCGTAAGCAATTAATTCTCCCCGGTCGTTCTCAAATCCAATCTTAGCGTTGTAGAACTCTGATAACATTAACAGGTTCCTATTGTACTCATCCTGTGTAGATGGCCTCCCAACGTAAGATGCTACAATAATGTCATCAGGTTTTGACAGATTGTTAGGGCGTTTGATTACATATGCAGCCCCTAAAGATTGACTATCTGCAGATTGCCCTTGCGCGTAAGGGTCATGACATACGATATAAAGATTGTGTGGGACTAGTCCTTCTTTAGTCTTGAATGGGGCTTCGTACAGTAATACTCCCCCAGTCAAATTATCGTCTTTTCTGTGAGGGTATTTAAGAATAGGTTGAATTGTAGGATCGGGTCTGAACTTTATCTCTTCTCCTTTATAGTACAATACCCCAGGTGTCCCAAGCTTTTCTAAGTTATGGGCTTTAACTCTATTGTATTGTTCTTTCAAAGAGTTTACATCGAAGATATTAATCGTAGTCTGTAACGTTGCTTCTTGTGGGGTAAATGGATGTTCAGCTATGTACTGATCTAATGACTTTGGGTCGTTAGCTTTCTTTTTTAGTTCACGTTGAGATTCTTCAAACTCTTTAGCTTCTTCAATTAATGAGTTTCCATCATCATCAATAAAACCATCTAAGTTTTCATAGATTGGGACAAAGTACCCACATTTTGTTCCCATAGCTCCTGCATCCCATTCGTTCTCAAACTCTAGACAGTTGTATGCTTCCGGATGATAGAATAGTTCTTCTAATGATTCGAAACCTATTCCTTCCTCACCCCCAGTTCCAAAGGCTACCATTGTTCCTAATGTTTTGGAACCTTGTTTCATAGTAGGCATAGCTACTTCCCAAGCTTTTAACAGTCCAGAGAAGCTACCTGCTTCTTCAAAGAATATCAATTCTCCAGCTTTACCTCTTACTTTATCAGGGTTATCTTTCAACGATACCCCAAGTATTTGAGATTTCATCCCTAGTGTAACATCAGCTCCGTTTACATTCTTTTTGTACCCGGATTGCTTGTGCATCTCTTTGTTAATCAGTCGAGGTTGAGTCCAAGCAGTATTGTCGTCTACAAAACTGATAAAGTCCCATACTTTAGACAACAATCCATCCCCGATTAAATATTCTTTCTGTTCAGCAAACACGTAGTTTTTAGAGTTCCTAAGATGAAAGTAGTTACGTGCTAACATACTCCCTGCTTTGTAAGAATAACCTTTTCTTCGAGCCTTTAGAACAACCATGTGCTTGTTCTCTTTTCTGCATCTATCTATAGCGTGGAAATAGTTAAAGTCTCCATCATAGAATGCAGGGAATGTGCGTTCTCTCCTAGCTTGAACAGTTCCATCAGGGAGAACTTCATCAATTGCCCTATCAATCGGGCAGTAGTTCAAGTAGAAATAATGATACCCAGTTATTCTAACCCCATTAACTTCATACCCATACAAAGACCTATCCCGCTCTTTATCCCAAAACTCGTAGTAATCTTTAGTTCCAGGAAGTGCATCGGTGTAGTATCCTTTGTCTAGATAGACAGTAGCTGCTGGGGAGAATAGATGAGTATCTTTAAATTTCATTGCGAGTATTTGTTTACTACTACCCCTCCTCTGTTAGGGTTATCTTTCTGCTGTTGCTTTTGAACCAGCTCTTCAAGTTCATCTAATCCACTGATGACTTTCCCCATATTAGATAAGTTAGCAATCAAATCTTTGGCGTGATAAATGGGCTTGTTGTTGTCATCAGTTAATGTTAAGTCAACTGTTTTAAAGTACTTCTCGAGTTTAACTACAGATTCTCTAGCAGCTTTCAAAAGCTTTACTGCAGAAGTTTCTGATAGCTCTTCATACTTTTTAATTGCAGCTGTAATCTTGGGATTCAGCTTTACTTTGAGTGTATTAGATACATTCTCCCATCTAGTTTCTTGGTCGTATGTAGAGTATGGGGATCTGTGATCTGCGTAGAAGAATACTGCACTTAACTCTTCAGCATTCAAAACTTTGAATTCTGTAATAGTTAATGCATATGGAGATGGGGCAATTTTAGTACCCTCTAATTGAATTAGTGCTTTCATTTATTTCGATTTAAAAACTTTAATCTCCCCTCCAATACGTGATACTTCCCAAAGTATGGAAGTCTAACAGATTCAAACTCCCCCTTCTTGATTATTTTTCCAGTAAACTTGAATTGAGAGAATACAGCCTCTTCTACCTTGTGGATAGGGAGATTGTATTTAGTAGCTAACTTCTGCAGAATAGCTTTTTCATTCATCTTGTTTCCATCTACTTGTAGAGTCTGGGCAGTCAGTAGTAGCCCACTTCGCTTTGTACTCTACAATGCATCCACACAGTGTGCATCTCTTTCTTTTTAGATGCTCACAAGTATTGCATGCAGTTAGTCTTTTTTCGTAAGTTTCTGGGGTTACAATAGGCATTCCTGCTTGTACAAAATCAGAAAGTTCTTCTGTAAAGTTTGTAACCATATTCAAGAGGGATAGCTTCTTACTCATTGTTCTACAGTTATCTTGATTAAACTTTCTGGGTGTTTTTGAATAGCTTTGTTAAGCTTGTATCCATCTTTAGTTTGGATAATAGCCTTCTTATCCTTTAACCGCTTAACGTAACTGTTAAGTGCATTAGGGTCTTCGATGTTCATCTGTTTAGCTACAATGGTTTTGTTCCCCATTGAGCACAGATCATCTCCTTCTCCTAAATCGATTAATAATGAAAGAACCTCTAATTCTTTATTTGTGAGCTCCAATATCCCATTGAATACTTGTAAGTACTTCAATGTAGAATCAACCTTTATGTGTAAGGTCTTTGGTGAATTTGATTTTTGCTTTTCCATCTATGAGTAAGATTTTAGAAGTAGTAGATTGAGCGTTAAACTCTTCCAAGTGTTCATCAATGTTTTCTCTAGTAATCAAGTATGATAAGAACACTTCAAGTTCTTTAGCTGCTAACTTTAATGAGTTAGATAATTCAGTGGCTTTAGAACTTGAGTTTTTAAGCTCTTCAAAATCTTGAAGTGAGATAGTTACTGTTCCGTTCATGGAAATACTCCACAAATAGTGAATTCATTAATCAAGATGAATTTCCCAGAATCTAAGTTCAAGACGATTCCCTCACTTGTAGGATGAACCATTACCTTGTCCCCAGGCTTTACTGTTTCACACTTAGGTCCTGTAGCTACTACTTTGACTATGTTTTTACGCATAGACTTTTCTGCACCCCCTGCAAGGATAATCCCAGACTCTGTCTTAGAAGTATCTTGCATCTCTACTACTACCCAATCTCTAGTTGGGGTGAATTCAATTTGGTTTGTCATAGTTTGTAAATTTTATTGTTACTGATTCTTTTCTAAGCAGTGCTTCTTTAACTTGTCTGTAAAGTTCGAGATAGGCTTCGATGGACTCTCCGACAAATCCGTTAGAAGCTTGGATATTGTTTTTTTGAGAATTTCCGACAAGTAAGCACCCGGACGTATCCTCATCTGTATTACCACCATGAATGAGAATATCAGTAAAGTTAGGAACGTCAGTAATTTCCAACATCCCAACATGAACATCTGCAAACCTCCTAGAATACTTAGTATGAAACCCACCCCAAGTACGAAGCTTAATTTGATAAGTTCCTTGAGGAATACGAGTTTCGTGTTTAACTTTTTTGTCACGATGCTCGTCTTCAAGCGTATAACAAACAAAAGTTCTTTTACCCCCTGTAATGTTGAATAATAATCCATTAGTTGAATCTTTTTGAGAGCTAAATCTTAATACTTCAAGTTCCATTCTCTTTCTATTTGTGTTGGTTTAACTTCCATATAAAACGGGTCACATATTTGACCGTATTGTCCTAATACTCGCATGAAATCAAAGATTGTGACTGCCCCATTCCCATCTAAGTCACAGATCTCGCATTCAAGAGTGTCGTATCCTATGCAGCTTAACATTTGAAGCATATCTGCTGTCCCAACTACTCCATCATTGTTGAAATCTGCAGAGCATTCCCCAGTATATACTTCAGGACGATACGCTTC